AGGACGGGGTTGACCACTATATGAGTAGTGGTTTTTTTGGTTCTTATGTTGACATTGAAGGTGTCTATAGAACTGAATTTGAACTAATTAAAAGATATCGTGAGATGGCACTTCATCCAGAAGTTGATAGTGCCATCGAAGATATTGTTAATGAAGCTATTGTATCAGATACAAATGATACACCAGTTCAAATTGATTTGGATAATTTGAATGCAAGTGATGGAATTAAAAAGAAAATAAGACATGAATTTAAGTATATCTTAGATTTATTGGATTTTGATAAAAAGTCTCACGAAATTTATAGAAATTGGTACATTGATGGGAGAATCTATTATCACAAGATGATAGATTTAAAAAACCCACAAGAAGGAATTCAAGAACTTCGCTATATTGACGCCATGAAGATGCGTCATATTAGACAAAGCAAAAAGAATGCGGATACTAAGTTAAGAAATATTCAGAGAATTCAAAGCGATAATCCAATGGATTATGAGTTCCCTGAAATTGAAGAGTATTTTATCTACAATCCTAAAGGAACACAACCAACTGGTAATATTAATGCAACTAGCGCAAGTCAGGGAATTAAAATTGCAAAAGATGCAATAACATATTGCACATCTGGATTGGTTGATAGAAACAAAGGAAATACTCTTTCATATCTCCACAAAGCAATCAAGTCACTCAATCAACTCCGTATGATTGAGGACTCACTTGTTATTTACAGATTGTCCCGTGCTCCCGAGCGTAGAATTTTCTACATTGATGTGGGTAATCTTCCAAAGGTAAAGGCAGAGCAATACCTCCGCGATGTAATGATGCGTTATCGTAACAAACTTGTTTACGATGCTAATACTGGAGAAATTCGTGATGATAAAAAGTATATGGCAATGTTGGAAGATTTTTGGCTCCCTCGCCGCGAAGGTGGTAGAGGAACCGAGATCTCAACACTTCCGGGTGGACAAAATCTTGGTGAGATTACGGATATTGAATATTTTAAGAAGAAATTATATCGTTCTTTAAATGTTCCACCCTCAAGAATGGATGGAGAAGGTGGATTTAATTTGGGACGCTCTTCAGAAATTCTTAGAGATGAGTTAAAATTCACAAAATTTGTTGGTCGTTTGAGAAAAAGATTCTCAAATATGTTTAATGATATGCTGAAAACTCAACTAATTCTAAAGAATATTATTACACCAGAAGACTGGGAAGTTATGAGTGAGCATATTCAATATGACTTCTTGTATGATAATCACTTCTCAGAATTAAAAGACGCTGAGTTGTTAAATGAAAGATTGAATATGGTTGCTACTGCTGAACCATATGTCGGAAAATATTTTTCTCAGGATTATGTTAGAAGAAAGATTCTACGTCAAACAGATGTAGAAATCCTTGAGCAGGATGCATTAATTGAAAAAGAAATTGAAAAGGGAATAATTCCAGATCCAAGTATTCCAACGGACCCAGAAACTGGTATGCCTATTGACCAATCACAACAATCAAATTTGGGTGAGCCAATACTTGAACCAGATCTAGAAGGTGAAGCAAATGTTGGCAAAACTATAGATATTCCCAAAGGTGGTGAAATATAATTATAAATATTACCGAACTTAATTTTGTTTTAAAATGGAAGATTTGCTGGACATGATTATATCTGATGAGTCGCCTTCAGATATAAGCAATAAAATTAAAGATATTCTTTTTGCAAAATCTGCCGAAAGAATTGACGATTTTAAACCATCAGTCGCATCAAATATGTTTGGTGAAACTGATGAAGATGACGAGCAATAAAAAAATTAATAAATAGTTTATACGGCATTATACAATAGAGATGCAAAGAACAAAAATAATTGAAACTGAAGTATCAACGGAAACTCTTGCTGGTTCTGCATCCAGTATTGGGAGTGCTTCCTGCGTAAGACTTCACAATGATACTGCTGGTATCGTAACTGTTGGTGTTTCAACTTTAGTTGGCGCAGCATCTACTGTGTTCTTTACTATGCCAGCTAATTCTGTTGAGTTCTTAGAAAAGATTCCATCTGATGTAATCTGGACTTCAGCACAAATCAAAGCAGCAAAAGTAGGATTTACCAACTAAAAAAATGAAACTAATCAGAGAAGAAATCGAAAAAGTAGAAGTTCTTACTGAAAAAGTAAACGGTAAGCAAAACCTTTTTATTAAAGGTATTTTTCTACAAGCAGAACAGGTAAACAGAAACGGTAGAATGTACCGTATGCCTGTTATGGAAAGAGAGGTAAATCGTTACAATGAACAGTATGTTCAAAAAGGACGTGCTCTCGGAGAGCTTGGTCATCCAGATGGTCCAACCGTAAACCTTGATAGGGTTTCGCATAAAATTGTTGAACTTCAAAGAGAAGGTAATAATTTTATTGGAAAAGCGCAAATTCTATCTACCCCTATGGGTAAGATTGCAGAATCCCTATTGAGTGAAGGTGTTTGTTTGGGAGTTTCTTCTCGTGGTATTGGATCATTGAGACCAACTAAAGAAGGTTTTAATGAAGTTGGTGAAGATTTTATGCTAGCAACTGCTGCTGATATTGTTGCAGATCCATCTGCTCCTGATGCATTTGTTCAGGGAATTATGGAAGGAAAAGAATGGATTTGGGATGGAGGAATTCTTAGAGAGAAGTCCGCAGAAAACATTAAAAATAAAATTGATACTCTTGTAGATCAGAGAATTCTAGAAGAGTATAAATTAAGTTTATTCAATGAGTTCTTAAATTCATTGTAATTTATTAATTTATAAATAAATATAGATTTACTACAGGAAAATCGGAGAGTTCAAATGTCTCGTGGCAACAATTTACAAGAAATGGAAGTAGGCACAAAGCAATCCAAAACTGCTGTTAACTCTGGAGCAAAGCCTGCAGAGCCTATGCAAAAACTATCTGGCAATCTTCCAGATGGGCAAACTGCAGGATGGGAAGATCTTGGTGGACCTACACCAGAAAACTACAAGTCAGATGATGATTCAGCAAAGCTGAAGACTCCTGGCACCACCCTAAAGCAAGTTAAGGATGTTGTAAATAAGGGTGCTAAGCCTGCAGAAGCTATGGCATCTGTCAAGGAAGAAGAAGAACTCGAAGATGAAGATCTGATTTCTGAAGAAGATGGTGAAGAAGAAATTCTTGATACCATTTCCGAAGAAGAAACTGAAGAAGTAGAAGAAGAAACTGAAGAAGTAGTCGAAGAAGAGTATGACATTGAAGAAGATGTCAATGCTCTTATTGATGGCGAAGATCTCTCCGAAGAATTTAGAGAGAAAGCAAAGACAATTTTTGAAGCTGCTATCACTTCAAAGGTTAATGAGATTAAGGAAGCTCTCGAAGCACAATACGAAGAGAGACTTATTGAAGAAGTAGAAGAAATCAAAGATACCCTTAATGAGCGTGTAGACGCTTATCTTGAGTATGTTGCTGAAGAGTGGTTCGAAGAGAACTCTCTAGCAATTGAGTCGGGCCTTAAGACCGAAATGACCGAATCATTCCTTTCCGGAATGAAGGGTCTTTTTGAAGAGCATTATGTAACAATCCCTGAAGATAAATATGATGTGCTTGAGAGCATGGTAGAAAAACTTGATGAAATGGAGACAAAACTCAACGAGCAAATTGAGAAGAATGTTTCCCTAAACAAGCGTCTCGCAGAGTCGGTTGCTGACGGAATCTTTGAACAGGTTTCTGAAGGTCTTGCAGACACTCAGAAAGACAAGCTCGCTTCACTTGCCGAAAGTGTTGAGTTTGAAAGTGAAGAAGAATATCGTGAAAAACTGGAGACTTTGAAGGAATCATATTTCCCTTCAAAATCAGTATCTCCATCAGCTAAGTCAGAAACTCTCTCGGAAGGAGTTGACATTGCACCAGAATCCGTTTCAGGTTCGATGGCAAACTATCTGAGAACCCTTTCGTCTTTTAGCAAATAATTGAATTTAATATAATTCAAACCAAAAACCACACTTAGTAAAAGGTAAAAGCAAATGTTCCAATCCGAGCATCTGCAGGAAAAGTGGGCACCTCTTCTGAACTATGAGGGTCTTGATCCAATCAAAGATTCACACAGAAAAGCTGTAACCGCTGTCCTGCTCGAAAACCAAGAAAAATTCTTGCGTGAGCAAAATGCTTTCGCATCCTCAGGTTCGTTCCTGGCAGAAGCACCAACCAATGCTGTTGGTAATGGTGGATTCACTGGAGCTGGTGGAGACACCACAACCGCAGGTTTCGATCCAGTTCTAATTTCACTCATTCGTCGTTCAATGCCAAACTTGGTCGCTTATGACCTGGCTGGTGTTCAACCAATGAGTGGTCCTACTGGACTCATCTTCGCTATGCGTTCCCGCTATGCAACTCAGGGCGGAACCGAAGCACTGTTCAACGAAGCAGATACTGCATTCTCCGGTCAGGACGACGACTTCAACAACACTAATGGTTGGAGTGATGGTAACGCTGGTCTGGGTACTACTGCACAGGCTGGTTCTAACCCCTCAGTTCTGAACCCAGTTGGCACCGCAACCTCAACAGCGTATAACGTTGGTCAGGGTATGCGTACCGACTATGCTGAAGCACTTGGCGACGGCACAGAAGGCGAATTCAACCAGATGGCTTTCTCAATCGAGAAGGTCACTGTAACCGCCAAGTCACGCGCACTGAAGGCTGAGTACTCACTTGAGCTTGCTCAGGACCTTAAGGCAATCCACGGTCTGAATGCAGAAGCAGAACTCGCCAACATTCTGTCTAGCGAAATTCTTGCTGAAATCAACCGTGAAGTTATCAGAACCATCTACAAGGTTGCTGAGCAGGGTGCTGAACAGAATGTTGCAACTCAGGGTATCTTTGACCTTGACGTTGACTCTAACGGTCGTTGGTCTGTTGAGAAGTTCAAGGGTCTTCTGTTCCAAATCGAGCGCGATGCTAACGCAATTGCACAACGCACTCGTAGAGGAAAGGGCAACATCATCATGTGCTCTGCTGACGTTGCTTCAGCACTGACCATGGCTGGTGTTCTCGACTACACCCCTGCACTCAACGCTAACCTCAACGTTGATGATACTGGTAATACCTTCGCTGGTGTTCTTTCAGGTAAGTATCGTGTTTATATCGATCCTTATTCTGCTAACGTAGCACAAGGTGGAGTTACTGGTAATCAGTACTACGTTGTTGGATATAAGGGTTCCAGCCCAT